GAAGCCAGGCCCGAGGTGTTGTAGACCTTGTTGTGGGAGTGGATCACCAGGCCGTCGATGGTCGCGAGCGAGCCGGTGAACAGCGGATGCTTGCTGCCGGGCTTCTCGGCCGAGCGCAGGATGGTCTGGTAGGTCGGATCGAGCACCAGGTCGCGACGCTGCCGCGGGTGGATCACGAAGGCGAAGTAATTGCGGCCGCCCGAACGGATCGGACGCAACCGCTTTTCGGTCGCAAGCGTGTTGCTCTCGACGCAGGTTGCCCAATTCATCGTGTTCGATGACGTGAGCGTGGCCGTGCTCGTTGCCGTGCCCGCGTAGAGAATGCGGTTGGCGGACGGCGCAACGACGTCGCCGGCGAACGACAGCGACGGAAGCTGGCTGTTGACGCGGGTCGCACCGTTATACGTGTACTGATACGACACGCCCGAGAGCGTGAGGAACATCAGCTCGTCGAGCTTGTCCGAGAGCCAGAACGAGAGCTTGTCTTTCGACTGCTCGCGGAAGCGGATCACGGTCGCCTGCTCGGCCATCTCGCCCTTGGACTTGGTGCCCTGGCGCATCTGGTCGATGCGGATGGTCTGTGCGTCGTTGACCATCGCCTCTTCGTTGCCGTCCAACTCGTTGTCGCCGACCACGCCGTCGCTCTGCAGGTCGAGCACGAGCTGCATGACGCATTCGAGGCCACGTTCGGTCTCGGAGAGCTTCGACACCCGCTGGATGACGGAGTTCATGTCGGTATCGGACGTGCCGATGAAGCCGTTGGCGAAGAAGAACGAAGCGTCACGCCCCGCCTTCCAGATTTCGGCTGCCCAAACGCGCTTTTGCGCTGCGGACAGTGTGCCGAAGTCGGTCGCTGCCATAATACTACCTCAAGATACGCGGCCTTTTAGGCTGCGGTGATGCCGAGAAGTTTTCTGCGGGCGGCGTCGGGCAAATTGCCGATCTCGTCGTCGCTCATGTGTTCGAGACGCGAGTCGGAGGGGACGCCGGTGCCGTCATCGGTAGCGCCACTCATGCGCTGCAGATTGGGCGGGGCGTTCTCCTGCTTGGTCAGCGCGGCCGCGCGGGCTTGCGCCTGCGGAGAAAGCGCTGACTTCTGCTGCTGTTGCCCGCCTTGCGACGGTGTTTGACCTGGAATAGCGATGCCTTTGGTCTTGGCGCGATCGCCGACCAGAGATGGCCCAAGCTGATCCGCGAGCACAGAAAACTCCTTGCGGAGTTCGTATTGCCCGGTTCCCGGCTTGGTGGGATCAATGCCGCGGTCGATGCAATTTTGCACGGCGCGGTCCTTGACGTATTTCCATTCTGGCGACTTGTCGCCGACAGTTTTGTCAAACACTTCCACCCAAGGGTGTTGCTGTTCGAGCTGCGCCGTCAGCGTGTCGAGATAGAGCGTGTTGTCGAGTTGCTGATCGGTCGCTTTGTCGGCGGGCTTCACTCTCGCCAGCAATGCCTCCTCGCGGATGACATGCTCGCGATTGTTCAGCTCGCGCTGCTGCCGCGTGAGATCGGACATGGTGATCTCGCCGTCGTCGAATTTCTTGGCGAGAGCATCCTGTTCGGTCTGGATCACGGCGAGCCGCTGCTCGGCGGTAGGCTGTTGCTGCTGTTGCGCGGGTTGCGTCTGCCCGTCCTGGGGCTTCGGCGCGACGCGTGCGTCTGCAACACCCTTCCAATAAGCGGCGTTGGCTTTTTCCTCATCCGCTTTACGCAGTGCCTCATCCAACCGCGCCTTCGGGATCAACGGCGCGTCGCCGGCTGGCGCGGCTTGCGCTGCCGGTTGCTGCTGATCCTGTTGGCCTGGCTGTTTCTGGCCTTGCGTTCCGGTATCGGCCGCCTGAGTGCCGTCGCCTCCGCCCGCAGCCTTCTCGGCTTCCACTGCGGCTTTGGCGGCGTCGATCTCTTGCTGGTCGATGTCAGGCTCCGCCGGCGCGAGCGTCTGCTGTGCCGCGGCTGCGGCAGCGGCAATCGCTGCATCGTCGGTGGTCTGCTTGCCCGGATTGGGCTGAGAACCTTCGCTATTCGTGGTCATGTCATCCCCTGTCGCGTGATGGCGTTGCGGAAGCGCCCGTTAAGTCCGACGGCGGCTCGGTGCGTGATGTCGCGCACGCGTGCGGAAGCACCCGGCGAGGCTCGCTAGGTGAGGGAGGCCCTAGAGGTTGGGCGGCAAATCGTGGTAGGAGGCGCGATGCCTGGGTACTGGCCCCTTATGCCCCGAAAGGGACCAGACCGGCTTTCAAAAGGGGCCAAGCTGGAGAACACGCAGATGAGTTTTGTTCAGAGAGAACTGGAACGAGTTGGGAGTGCACTTGAGACCCCCCCAACTCGGCAATCGTTATGCTGAATTGTACGCCGTCCAACAGGCGCTGGTGTGGGCGTTGGACCCGACGGCCTTCAAATCTCCGTTCGATCTGATTGAGGGCGTCAGCACTCGGGTAGATGCAGAAGATTGTTAGTGCAGTAGCGAATTAGAAAAACGGGCCACTCTCAAATTCAAAAGGGGCCACTCGGATGGAAAGGGACCAGTACCGATGCCTGCGCCGATCAAAGACGTCCTATTTTTCGCCGGCTCGAATTGGAACGGCTCGACACCGGACGAGATCGTCGAGGCGCTTGACATTGCCGGCTACGCCATCGTGCCGAAGCAGCCGACGCCAGAAATGATACAGGCGGTGACACTTGACGCATCGGAAGGCGCAAAAGACGCATATATCGCCATGCTGAAAGCATGGACCGACGCTAGTGCACACCCGGCAGCGGAAGGCCAAACTTAGCCAGCGCGGCGGCTACCAACGTCACGCCCAAAGAGTGAGCCCACTGCTTCTTTTCCAAGGAGCGGATGCGCTTTTCCTTGTCGTCATTGGCGGCGAGCAGGTGCGCGACGTTGGCGTCGATCCGCGTCATCGTCTCCAACACCTTGTCATCGCGCGCGTTCATCGTCAGTGCCTCGTCGACGCTGCCTGCTGGCCGCGCGCCCGCTTGAAGGTCTGCCCTTCGGCCGGATCGAGCACCTCGCGCATGTGGGTGTTCCACAAGGTCCAGGCCGTTTCGCACTTGCCCATCACCGACTCGATGCCGGCCATGAGAACGTCCGTCCAGTCGAGCAGCTCGCTTTCGTTGCGCACCCACTCGACGGCGAATTGCACGTCGGCGTCCTTGTCGGCCCATAGAAGCGCGTAGCGGCCGTATTCGGCATGGCCGGAGTGGACGAACATCACTTCGTCGGCGCCCACGGGCGCGGGATCTGTGAAAACGATCACCCAGGCGCCGTCATGGTGCAGCTCGCGATTGATCCGGCGGAGCACGTCGCACGCCCACATCGTCTGTTCTGGCACGAGTGGCGGCGAGCCGGGATGATGCGCGAGGAAATCGCCGTTGTCGCGGCGGATCAGCGCATAGAAATGGCCGTTATTGCCTTCGATTTCGGCTTCCGCCTGGAACCGCTTGAGCAGCGCCGGCGTGATCAGGTCTTCCTCTCGCAGCATGTCAGAGCCCGTGCGCTGTCAGAACGTCCCGGCACGGCTTGCCGAGCTTCTGCTTGTTGAGGATCAGGCAACCGATGACGGCGTTGCGATCGCCGAAGATCGCCTTGGCAAAGCAATGCTTGAATGCCTCGGGCAAGCAGGCGGCCTTTTCCGAAGCGGTGGGCTCGTAGGCGAGCGCCGGCGACGCCAGCAGGACGCCGGCGAGGATCACCGCGAATTTCATGGCTTACCCGCCGTTCTGGTGAGCGTGGCTGAACGGAATGACGTTCTGCGAAACCGCGCCGCCACCGAGAGGACCGGGTTGCGCCTGGCCGGGATGCGGCGCTGGCTTTCCGCCATGCGGCGCCGGCGGATGATGACCGGGCGGCGGCTGGCCTTGCTGCTGTTGCTGGTTGGCGTGATCGGCGACTGCCTTGATGCGCTCGATCCACTCGTCCTTGCGCGGCATCGAGGACATATCGATCATCAGGTCGGCGAACATCGGCATGAACGGCGCGATCGCCGGGCCCATCTTCTGCAGCAGCATCAGCATTTCCTGGAACTGCGCGTCGAGGAACGTGTCGGACAGCGGCGCGTCGTCCACCTTGATGGCGTATTTTCCCACCGTCACGTCGTTGACGATCTCGATAACGCCGGTGATTTGGTTCTGTGACTGCTGATTGAGCATGAGCTGCGAGAACTTGCCGTCCTTGCCCATGATCCGGTAGAGGCGCTGCTCCGTGTAATGGTTCTGGATGATCGACAGGTGCTTTGAGCCGAGCAGGCCCTTCGATCGCTTGAAGTTGTCCATGTACATCTGAATGGACAGCACGGCCTGGCGCTGCTTGGCCTGCACGGCGCGTCCGGACTGCACCCGCTCGTCCTGGCCGAGCGATGACTCGTTGATCCCCGAGATTTGCTTGATGTCGTCGTCGGCGCGCAGCTCGAGGCGCTCCTGCGCCATCGGCGGCGAATTCGGCTCGATCTGCTCCGGCGCCGTCTTGCCGGCCTTGTATTTGATGTTGACGCCCGGCGTTGAGCCGAAGCGCTGCAGGGCGCGCTCCTGCACCGGATCGAGTGCATCGTCCGAATACTTCCAGCCGCCGTTGGCGGTTTTCGACACGATCTCGATCTGTGCCGAGCGCCGCTTGTTCTTCTCCATCTGCGGGTCGATCAGGTCATCGACCATGCCGCGCGTCATGCCGCGGCGGAAATAAGGGAAATACGGCGTGACGGTGTAGCCGTCATACATCGATGGCGCGTCGTAGAGGATCAGGTCGCCGGCCATCGTGGTCCACTGGATGCGCTCGACCATGCGGCGCTGGACCTTGAGCGGGTTGCCGACGGTCTCCCCGTAGAGCAGCACCTTCTGGATTTTGTCCTGGCCCCACTCGTCCGGCAGCACTTTCTTGTCGCCGGTTTCGAGGTCGATCAGGACGTTCTTCTTCTCGACAACCTTGTATTGGGTCTCGATCAGCCGAATGGTGCGGCGCCTGGTGTCGACGAAATCGCCGACCAGCGAATAGAAGCTGTCCCAAAAGTTGACGTCGTTCTCGTGCCGCTCGCCGAAGGTGCGAACCGGGCTGATCTCGTCGTCGATGATGAGGCTTGAGATCGGCGCCAGCGGCGTCTGCCCGAGGCAGAACGGCTGCAAAAGCTCCATCACCTTCTTGCCGAACGCGCCCTCGATCTCGTCCAGCGACACAAACTTGGACTGCTGGAGATACGAATGGTTCTCGTTGAGGTCGTAGCTGTCGGCGTCTGGATCGAGATAGACGGAAAACGGGTCAGCGGCGCCGGTCTTGATCTCGCCGAGGTCGTTGGTCTCGAAGTCGAGGCGGGTATCGTAGAAGCCGCGGCCGGTCAGGAGCCCGTCGAGGAACACCTCAGTGTCGACGAACTCCATGTGGGAGCCCTCGGCAATCACCTTTTCGATGCGGGTCAGGGCCTCGGCGAGCTGCTCGGTGGCGCGGCTATCCTGGCCGGGCAGGAACGTGATGTCGCTCTTGTTCGAGGCGTTGTAGCCGAGCACCAGGCGCACCAGCGGCGCGATGATGTTGAATTTGAAGGCCGGCCGCTTCTGCAGCTTCATCTGCTCGAGCT